CGGAGAGAGGCAGGAAGCGCCCCCTATCGAAAACCCAAACAGAAGAGTTAGGACGGATCAGCCATGGAGAGACTTCAGGGACAGGATTAACATATGGAGAGAATGAAGGCCAAGAAAAGAAACTACAAGAAAGAGTACAAGAAGTTTCAGTCTTCTCCAGAGAAGATTGCTTACAGAGTCAAGCTCAATAAGTACAACAGGAAGAAAGGTACTTATGGAAACGGTGATGGTTTAGATGCCTCTCATAAGAACGGATCTATCTCTGGGTTCGAAAGCGAATCCAAGAACAGGGGTAGGAGGGAGAAGTCGAGGCTGAAGAAAAAAGCTTCCAAATAAAACGCTTTTTATATTTACTATCTTTGTTTTATGAGTTTTTTGGATAACACAAGCCTTACCATAACAGCTAAGGATTTGATAGCATATACTATTGGTATGTCTACGGTTATAGGCTTGTACTTCACGTTGCAGAGTGACATAGAAGAAGCCAAAAGCTTACCAATACCAACAGTAAGTCAAGAAGAGTTCCGTTACAAAGATGAGATGATTAGATCCGCCATTATGACAATGGAAGGGGATATATCAGAAATAAAAGAGACGTTAAAGGTACTTGAGCAAAGAATTTATGATCAGACGCAATGAGCAGTGTAAAAATATTATTGGCTTTCTTGCTTACTGCTATGGCGGCCACGGCTGTTGTGAACAGTGATAACTATGAAGTAAAGGTTATACAGATAAACAGCAGGTGGAATAGGTCTAGCTCGGTTGACTTAACTCCGCTACAGAGATGTGAAAAGCAAAATGCTTATCTGGAAGATCAACCGTTTTCGGTTCAGAGAAAACTCCCAAACGTCCCTGTAATACTTGTTTACAAAGGAAAGGAAACCTTAGCCATGTTTGGAGGCAATATAATGCTAGAGCCTACAGTATCGCTAGACAGCTTACAGTCTATAATAGACAGCGCTTACGATTAAAAACAAAGAGGGGAAGCCTACAATGGGCCTCCCCTCACNTTTTAAGGTAACGTCACTCAGCACTTAGTCCGTGTAACGTTGCTAAGATAATACATCTGCATCACCCAGCATTGATCAATCCTTTTCATCAGCAAAAGCTTACGAAGATCGGATATTGATCACCGACAGAGCTGACTACATTGTACTCCATCCACTCCACTGCTTGCTCATATGTCATGGTATCCTCCATAAGAATATGAACGCACAGCTCATAGTCATACACACCGACAAGCTTGGCTCCGTTTGAGTAGCCAACGAGTGCCGCAGAAAAAGCTGGGTATACATAACACCCCTCTTCTTCTAGGATCTTCATCAAAGCGTCATCTTCTGGTCTCATCGTACTGGGCATGCTCCTGTGTCACAATCTTGGATGTCAACATCGTCCATGCTGATGGCCGTAAGAGATGTAATAGGCGTAACAAGCGCTGACATCTTATCGAACTCTTCTTTAGTGATGGCTTCCAGTGGGGCTTGGTCGAATCCATGGTCGTTATGCAAAAGGAATGAAACAGATTTTACGTTCTTGTAGTTGAGCCGCAACCACTCTTTTATCGGCTCAAGTTCTTCTTTGCGGTAGTAGATAGTCACAGAGACAGCGTTGTCTGACCACTCTGCTTGCAATCTCTTGATAACCTCAAGCTGATCCACAGCCGACATATCCTCAGCCAAGGCTGTTCCTTCGGGGAAGGAGCAAGGAAAGGACACTACTGACGTGCTCTTATCTTCTGTACCGTCGAAGTTTCTTACGTACTCCACGGGGTATCCATTCCCTCTAGCTGTCCCAACAAGAGCGCTATCTGATGCCATTCTAATTCTACGGATGTAGTGCTGAGCATAGGCTGGATGTGCTCCTGATGTAACGCCAGCGAGAAGGCTAAGTGTTCCTGATGGCTTAACTGTTGTGAGTTTAATAGAACTTGGAAACCCAGCCAGTCGTGAATACTCATCGTCATAAATTCTTAGTTGTTCATAGCAATCAGACAACCATGACCGCTGCTCTTCAGTAGCCTGAAGATAGCCTGTCACGCCAATACCCATACGCATGTTCTTGTGTACGATATCTTCTGTCTCCTTGATGGCACAAGGGATAGCCAAGCTGTGCTTGTTGATGCGATACAACAGCCTAGACACACGAAGCAGTTCTTCGTAGTTGTCGATGTTTGGTAGGTAAATCTCAGCCAAGCAGCAAGTCTCAAAGTTAGCCAAGGATTGCTCTGCACATGGGTTGAAGCCCATTACATCAAGATCAGGATATTGATTCTCAAACGTACGTCCTTGCTTGCGAGACGCTTCAAGATTGATCAATCCGTAAGGCTCTCCATTACCATTGTACCCCTCCCAGAACTCGTCAGGCAAAGTAGTGATATCAGAACAGATTACGCTGTTGTTGGACATAGCCCTCCAGTTGGGGATGTTGCCCAGATCCCAACGCTTAGCACGCAAGTACTCAATGTCATCACTATCACCAAGTGCAATCTGAGCTGAACGACGCACATTACCAGCCACCACAATACGACCGATGATATTCATGATGTCCAAGCAGTCTACTGGTGACAGCCTACGACCGCTCTTCTTATTCAACACCTTGTTGATCTCAATCATGCCCCATACCAAGTCTTCAGGGCCAGAAGCTGTTCCTCCAAAACCTTTGATAGGAGAACCCTTAGAGCGAATCAAATGAGTGCCGAAGGTGAAGTCCTCACCAGTGACGAAAGATGCCTCCAATACTCGCTTAAGAAGCTCTACCCATCCTTCGCGAGAATCAGGCACGATGAAGTCAGCGTCATTAACGTCGCTTCTCTCAACCTTAACACGAGCCTTGACCTTTGGGAGCTGGTAGACGTGCTCTCTTTGAATGTTAAAGCCTACACCGCTACCAAGCATGAGCATCTCAAATGCCCATGTGAATGGACGGATAGGGTCATCGACTACAGTGAAGGCGCAGTTCTGAAGCGAAGGCAGACCGAGGCGATCAACAGTCTCAGTACCCAGCTGCCACAGAAAGCGACCAGCTACAGTACCCTTGAGATCCATCATCATGTCCCTCACCTGACCCTCTTCGAAGGTTGTGAAACCACAATTCAGCTGATCCCTACATGCGTCAATGACGCGCTCAATAGTGTCAGCCCACTCTTCTGTTTGACCGTTCTGCATTGGCCGTGAGTAGGTTCTTTTGAAGACGGGGTATCCTACTTCCCCCCAAGGAATTTCTTTTTTCATGAATAAATAAGTTTTAAAGAAAGGGCTGCAAATATATCAATACTTGCAGTCATACTCCCACACCCTATAGGTGCTTAGAGTTTGAAGATCATGCAGTGTTACGTAGGTGATGACATCCTGTCTGTCCTTCCTTGTGTAACGCTTTTTGTATGCATTGATCTTAGAAGAAACTACCTCTTCAGATGTTTCTTTTTCGCAGTAATCTTTCAGTTCTTCTGTACCTACAATAACGAAGCCTCCCACCTCTGGCATTTCAAATGCTATGATGCTTGACTTCCCGTACATCCAACCTGACTCTCCAGCAACGTTTTTGAACTCACACCATATGTACTCTGGCAGGTTACTTCCTTTTACATCTACACCCCAAGAACCATCTCCCATGAATGACAACCAAAAGTCAACATGATCGTATCGGTCTTCCTTATATGAAGACTTTTTGACCCCGAATCCCATGTTCTCAGCAGCGCGTTTGAACCTGATCTCGGTAGTCTTACCAATGCGCATGGAAGAAGCAGCTATCTTACGATTCATTGTGCTGCTTTACAAGTTCTCTGATCATGTCAATCTCAATGTTCAGTCCGTTCCTGAACTCTGAAATTATCTCAGACACTTCTTCTGTGCTGGATTGGTTGTCTTCTACGTCAACATCGTGTAGCTTCTCATACATATCCGAAACCAGACTATGTATTCTGTCACACGCAACGAAGAAAGACCTGTATAGGCTATCCTTGGAGTCCATCCTTTATCACTTTAATTGCTTCTTCAATCTGTTGTTTATTCCTTACGATGAAAACCATCGGCGGGTTCTCAAAGTTAGTCATTAAATACCGAAGAAACAGCTTCCAACGCATTGGAAAGTCGTGATGTGATGGTGTGTACCCTTTGGTCTCTATAACCCACCTCTCTTCTCTGTCAACGAAATCTGGGGTGTACTTTATCGGGAGTACTACCTTACCAGTCCTGTCACTAAGTTCTTTTTTCTTAGTGGTCATCTTGAGGTACTTGCCCTCGTATCTGAAGGAATCTACAAGTATGTATTCACGCTCCTCATAGTCAAACTTCACGCCGTTCTCAGCTAACAGATCTGCGCATTGCTTTTCTAGACCGCTCTTATACCTACCTAAATTCCTTTTTCTAGCGCTTCTTCTTGGTTGAGTACCTTTCCGCTGTTGCTTCACACTTGCAAGTTACACCTAATCGCTGAGAAAACTCATATTGGGGGACAGTTTAAATTGTCTGTAGTTATCAAACTCATTCTCAATAGATTGGAATAGTTCACTTGAAGTTGAATTAACCCTAAAGGCTGTTTTTGATGTATTCATGGTGAATAAAACAGGTTCGTCAAAGGGTGTTGGCTCTCCGCCAGTCTCTGTGTCTCTTACTTTTCTAACATGCCATTCTGTTGTTTTCTTTTGATTGTGATCTGGGTGTTGAACCTTCCTGTGTATAGTGACGAAACAGTCTGCTCTGTTTACAAACTTGCCGCCTCCTTCGGTGTCTTCTGCAAATGGAGCTACTGGGAGTCCGTCCTCTCCTTTACGTCTCTGAGCTTCTGTGACTGCGTGCATGTTTAACCACACAGCAACGTCATTAGCTGTAGAGAATGTCAAGAACTCTGATGCGGCTTCATAGTGGTAGTCATGTGTTCCTATGTTTGAATTCTTCATGTCCAGCTTAAGGCTGTTGTATGGATCAACAAAGACAGCATCCACATCCTGCTGCCTGATAATCTTCTCTAGGAATACGATGATGTCAGAGTAGCTGTACACCTGTTGGTTGCTGATCACAGTAAAGTGCTCATTGACCCACCGATATGCTGCCTTTCTTTGGTCGTATGTCATGGAGCCGATTGGTCTGTTGACAGAGAATTGCATGAGAGACATCTTCAGGGAAGCTGTTCTGTTCTCCGAGGAGTACACCACCCACTTCCAGTTGTGTCTAACGGCAGAGTTGACCATCATGTACAAAGCCATGGTTGTCTTACCTACGTTTGAGTGACCATTGATAATCACAAACTCCTTCTTGTATCGGAAGTACTTGTCGAGGTTGTCGTCTCCAGTGTCCAAACCAACCTTGATGTTCCCATTGGCGTAGTCATTGATCCACTTGAAGTCCTCGTCGTCAGAGGATATAAAAGACATATCACCATCGTTGATGAGCAAATCTCTTGTTGCCTCCTTCTCGTTGTCGATAACATCTCTAATAGGATCTTGCTTGCCCTTCTCAATGCCTTCCCTGATCGTCTTCTTGGCGTGATCCTCTGAGTCTATGTCTCTTTTGCAAATCTCCCTGAACAGGACTCTTGCCGCTTCTTCTTCCTCTAACCTGCCAGCAGCTACAAATCCACCAACGAGTCTAGAAGCCTTGAGTAAAGCCGAGTGCTTCTCCCCATCATCCGCTTGACGGACAATGCGGCATGCAAGGTTCAGCTTCATATAGTCAGTGACTACTCCCTTCCTAGCCTCCTGAACAGATTCAGACTTCTCTGAAGCGAAAGCGCCAAACCGCTGGGAGTCTGACTTGATGATTATGTTTGGATCGTATGACTCGAAACAAGCTCTAGATTCATTAACTCCAGACTCATCGACCTCTAGGTCATAAGACTTCCGAAAGTACGTAACCAAAGACCTGAAGTGGTCTCTGTGCCTTTCTGGATTTGTAATCCTTACCAGTGCTTTCAAGCCGTCCCCACTTGGTGATATCCAGCAGCTATAAACATACGGGTCGGTAGAAAGAACAGACTTGGACTTTTCTACATCAATGTGGTCAAAGTCGAGAACGATGAATCCGCTGTGCTCGAACAGAGCCTCATCGCTACGAGATGAAAACTCCCCGCTGAATAGTACAACGGGGAGCTCCTTTTTGGCTTCTTTGTTTCCTGANCTTACNTTCTCAATCGTGGTTGCAGAACTCCCCTCNTGAATCCTCTTGAGGGCTGTCGCTAGTTGTATGTGATGGGGCTGGTCTTTCTGAAAGACGTTCTGAAATATCGTTACTGTCATTGCTAAGTGCTTTTGTTATGATTGGGAGGGCTTCGTTGAGATAGCAACGAATCTCTTTGGCTATCTGTCTGATTTCTTTCTGAGCGTGCTCGTCGTCTCTGAGTTCCAAGAAGTGAATCCAACTACGAATAGATCCTGTCATGTGGATCTTGGTCTTGGTAGCCAAAGGTAGCACCATGCGGGCTGTCTCTCGTGCTACACCTTCTGATAGCATCAAACGATACAACCTCTTTGCGTTAGCCAAGTGACTCTCCACCATGTCATTGATGTTCATGTACCCACCCTCAACTTTGACTTTGTCTACGAACAAGTCTGTTGACGACTGCCTGTTGTTTGTTGCTTGCTTGCGCAACTCGATCGGTTCGAAGATGTCGTCGTTGATAAGACTTACGTCTTGGTATCGTTGACTGAACTCTTGAAAAGTGAAACTTCGATGCCTGATAAGCTGTATCCCAATAGCTTTGCTTGTATGGATCTCAAACGTAGCGTAAGCGTGTTCAAAAGGAGACCAATGCTTGTGCTTGATCAAGTACCTGATAAGACCTGCGTAGTCTTGCTTCTTGTCTTGCCTCTTAGAAGAGACCCTTGCCACCTCTACGATGTGCTGTTCAGCACTAGGGGTGATGTTGATTAGTTGTACGTTCATTCGTCTTTGATAAATACTCCGTCTACTGTTTTACCTTTCCTGTCAGCAATCATGTTGTATGCTACTTCAAGACATTTGACTGGGTTAAGGTTGATCTGTCGAGAAAGGATGATGAGAGTTACAAATAAATCTCCCATAGCATCAATCTCGTTTTCTCGTTGGTTCTTAGCCATAGCAGAAGCCAGTTCACCCAGCTCTTCTACGACTTTAAGGAACTGTCTGTTTGGGTTAGCTTCGAGCAAGTCACGCTCGTCAGCCCACTCTAATACTGCTTCTTGCAGTTCTTCAAATGTTTTCATTTCTCTTTGGTGTTAAAGGTTTCGTCTCAATAGCCGATAGTCAGTGTTTTCGTCTCTATCAGCGAAAAGGTTATTTGTCTTTCAAGTTGTAGTTGACACGATCGATAGTCTCTTGAGGGAATATGCTAATCATCAACTCAATGCAGTGAATAGCTTTCCTGAGGTCTTGAATCCCTCCCTTGTCTCTGTACCTGCTGACGTACTTAATGACACTCCCTTGTAAGAAGGAGAGGTCGTTCTGCTCAGCATACTCCCATGGCTGTATCGCCATCTTTGCGTAGTGGTCGCCACCAATTTGTTTCTTCATATTGCGCTTGAGTTTACATACCCTATTACTCTGTAACTATTAACACTCCTGATCATCATATGCTTCTGACCTTTGTATGCCGACCCGTACACATCGTCAGCAATCCTATCCATAGTAATCTTGTCCTTCTGCATAGACGCAGGTGTGTTGTACCTGCTCACTAGATCCACCTTCTTGTTGTGAGTGGACAGCTTCTTCTTGCCTTTCTTATACGTGATGCTTACGTTGCAGAAGTAGATGGGTGGTAGTCCACCCGCCACTTCTTCTTGTACTTCTTTGCTATCCATTCGAATGATATCCATTTGTTTGACATCTCAGCTATATCTGCCGCCTTAAACAGCACGCAGTTATCTCCAGCTTTGTTCATTATGATATACACCACATACAAGTCATCACTATCATCATCCAACCACTCAACAAATATCTTCGCATCTTCATGATTGCGTGCCCTGCATAGAAATTTACCATGATTGCAACGGAAAGAATGGGGGCCAAGGAATTCAATATCCCTCAACCCCCATTCCAGAGAACCGTATAATGCAATCAGCTTAGAAGGGGAGGTCACTAGTGCTTTCTTGTGTCACCTTCTTTTCTGCACGCTTCTCCTTTGCAGCTTCGCTGTTAGGATTGTAGACACGTGCACATGGCTTTCCTGCCTTGCTCATAAACAACGTCAGGTACACATTACCTCCGTGGCCCTTGTCGTTCTTTGATGTCACGTAGTTATCAAGGATGTCCTTCATCTCGTGATCCTTCAGTCGCAATGTCCAAGACACTACTTCGTTGTTGTCGTTACGGCGTGGTTCCTCTGCCCACCCGATCAAGTCTGAGTCATACTTTTGCTCGCTCATGATAAAATAAAATTTAAAAAGATTTGAATAATTGCTTGAAATGTAAGGTAGATGCCTATGGACATGAGTCCAAACAACATCATCCTTTGCTTATCGTCATACTTCGAATTCAACGTATTCTGACATTGGGGAGTACTCATCTCCCTTGTTTAAAAACTCTCTGATCTTGTCGATAGCTTGATGAAACTTCATCTCACCAGTAAAGATAGTGTTCTCTGTGCACTTGACAAGGGCGGGAGTATATGGATATGTCTTTTCCTGAACCACCCAATAGAAGTCCTCCACGCCAAACACCTGAGTATAGATGTAAGCTTGGATGTCATAGCTGAAGTCACGAACGCTGTACCTGAACTTGTTAACAGACTGAGTCGACTTGCTGTCGCTGATAAACCCGTCACCTAGGCAGTCCAAGAATCCCCTTACAGGAACTCCGTTCAACTCCTCGTTGAACTCCACTTGGTACTTGCCAGTGAGGTGAGATTCACTTAGGCCGCAGTCAATCAATCGGTCGATCATGTCATTCGCCTTTGTCCAATCCTCTTTCGAGACGATCACCTTGTTGTTCTCAATAGCCTCAGTGTTCAGCTTGGCAATAGCAGCCTTGTACTCACTTGTCAGCTTGGGCTTCTTTGACGCTCTAGCTTTGTCTGATAAGCTGTCAACAACGTTCTGCTCGTTCAGTACTTGGTACGTATCTAGAGCCTTGTCTTTCTCAAAGAGAATCATATCGTAAAGAGTACCGAAGTCAAGCGCATCTGACTTGAACTTCAGTTCACCCTTCATGTACATATCAAACGAAGCCATGTCGCCCAAGGCTTGCTTGATAGAAGAGTACGAGAGGTAACTCTTCCCGTATCTCTCCATCAATTGGTCTTTCAAATTATTCATTGTCTACAATTCATTTATTGCCCTCTTGACTACCGCGACAAGGAAGCGAAGCACTTGCAATAGTGTCAACACGGCCAGAGCATAGTAACAGACTCTGTATCCGAATACGTTGGGGAGCACAGCCAAGGGGAGTGCAAACAACCCCATGACTGCTACTACAAATAGTACGCTCACCACCTTCTCTAATCCCATCTTCATCGTACAAACTTCTTGAGTCCTTCTTTCTGCTTGTCAGAAAGCTGATCCCCGTACTTAGAGATGATCGCATCGTAAGCTGCTGACTTGTTCGTCTGTGACTTGATGTAAGCAACAGCCTTGTCCATGATGTTCTCCTCTGCTTTACCGAC